ACAATTATGTCAAAGAATTGGCTCATCTATTAATTCACAGCACGCTTCTGGCCAGGCAGCGGATTTTGAAATATTTGGAATTAGCAATCAGGAACTTGCTCATTGGATTGATAAAAACTTAGACTATGACCAAATGATATTAGAGTTTTGGAATCCTGAAGATAAAAACAGCGGTTGGGTACATTGTTCATACAAGAATCCTGAAGAAAACCGAAAAGAGTTTTTAAGAGCATATAGAAATGAAAGTGGCAAAACTTGTTATGAAAAATACTCTTATATTAAATATGGTGGACAAGAACCAACAAAAGACGATTTAGACAATATGATGATGGACAAGGGCATTTAAAGCTTGACTTTTCATTAAATAAGTGATATATTGGTTATATTATGACTAGAAAATTTAATTTTATTGATTTGAATAAATCATTACTTCCTAAAACCAAAGGTATGTCAATAGATGGTTTTAGATTTTATAATATTGACGGCAAAAACTATCCATCTGTTACGACAGTATTAGGCCAACTTAAAAAAGATGGTCTACAAAAGTGGCGTGATAGTATTGGTGAAGATGTGGCTAAATGGGAAATGGGTAGAGCAGCTCGTAGAGGTAAATCAACTCATACTTTAGTAGAACAATATCTTAAAAACGAAACACCAAGTATTAGAGATGTGTTGCCATTAGGTTTATTTAAATTATTAAAACCTTACATAGATCAAATAGATAACATACATTTACTAGAAGCAATTATGTATAGTAAAAAACTTACAATTGCTGGTCAAGTAGATTGTGTGGCAGAATACAATGGTAAGTTATCTGTAATTGATTTTAAAACAGCAAACAAAGAACGACAAGAAGATTGGATTGATAATTACTTTATGCAAACCACAGCTTATGCTCATATGTACGAAGAAACTTTTGGTACACCTATTGAACAGGTCGTTGTTTTATTAGCAAGTGAAGACGGTACTTCACAATGTTTTATAAAGGAAAAGAAAGATTATGAACAAAATTTAATGAAGGCAATTGAAGGATTTTATAAATATTATGAAGAATTAAACAAAGATAAAATCAAGCAAGTAGATTAAAAAGGTGGCCTCGTTTTATCAGCAAAGGGGCTATGAAAAAAATAATTTTAGGACTATTACTTTTTTGTGTAACATCATTTGCTAACGCAAATGGTTTATATCAGGTACAAATTCCTGTTGTATGTGGAACACCAGATGTTGTTGAAAGTTATATTAAAGCAAAAAATTTTGATGCCGTTGGTATTAGTTTAGGAAGAGCAGGCAGCCAACCAGATGGCGAACCTGTTTTCTTACTAACATTTTATGCTAATTCAGATAATGAGTCTTTAATAACAATGGACACACCATCAGGCGTTGAAAGATGTATATTATTTCACTCTTTCAATACTGCATTATTACCTGAAAAACAAGGCACATAGAATTTAACGTTGAAGGTTTGATAATAACCGAACTGGACGTGGTTTCAATACCACCACCTCCACCAACTCTAAACATATCTAAAGGTATGCTTTGAGGGGGTGTAAGGGATCGACAGGCGATTAAAACTTACTGGAGTTAAATGGCTGATACCCTACTATCAAATTATAAATGCTAACGAAAGTTATGCACTTGCTGCCTAGTTAATAGGTAACGGCGTTGGTGGGTACGTGGCAACAGAAACCCACCCTTTACAAACGAGTAAAAATGTGATATAGTGAGGATATATGAATAGTAAAGAGTTTAGTTTAAAAATTGAGAACGTGGTCAAAGAAAAAAAATGTTCTTATATGGACGCCGTAATATTATACTGTGAAGAATTAGAAGTAGATCCAGGCACAGTATCAAATCTTATTTCAAAATCATTAAAAGAAAAAATTAAAGCAGAGGCCATTAATTTAAGAATGGTCAAATATCCGAAGTGTGGTCAATTACCTGTTTAATTTATGTATGGTGGGTTTGATGTATTTAAAGTGTATTTGGGAGTTAAGTTACACTTCACAACGGATACATATGATTATATTAAATATGAGGGAAAAGTTAACTGTAAATTAGATACCTTTACAAAAAGAAATGATAGGTATTTTTTTCACAAGTTAAGTAAACAATATGGACAAACTGATATACTTGATTTCTTTGTTGCTAACTTCGCTTCAGATAGCAAGGGATGGATTGGTAATTTGTTACAAAAAGATGGTAGAGATGTTTACTTGGATTTTAAAAAGCGTAAAGAAGCCTTTGCCTATCATTTTAGGGACGATTTGGTACGGATCAATAATGACTTTATGTCTAATAGCCTTTCTTTTGATGATGGTTTTGTATGTGGTAATGGACAACATCCTAGATTGCTACGCTTACTTATTCAAAAAAGAGCGTCACAGCAGACCGTCATTGTGCTTGACCACTTTTTGTCGTTTAGTAAGAATTGGAATAAAAAAATTACCGAGAAAGTTGTATGGCCTAAAATCTCATCTACGCTTACCAGACTAAAACCTTTTATTCGGTTTAATGAAACTGAATGTAAAATGATTATGAAAGATGTTTTTGTAAACAAATGAAAAGAGTATTTTGTATAGGTAATGGTGAGAGTCGCCAGAGTTTAGATTTAAGAAAATTAAGAGAATACGGTAAGATATATGGCTGTAATGCCCTATATAGAGATTTTACACCAGATGTATTAGTTGGTGTAGACCAAGGCATAATGCACGAAATATACCATAGTGGTTATTGTCATAATAATATTTGTTATTTTAGAAACTGGTCAAAAGTACCTGCTGAACTATTTGATAATATGATTAAGGCTGGTGCTACAGATGAAGATTTAAGATTAGCAAGAGAAGAAGGTGCTTTTTACGAAAACAAAAGAACACCTGAAACCAATCAGTTTGTAATGCACGGTTCAAGTGTGGCAGGTGTGGCTCACGTTGTTAGAAAAGATAAATCAAAACATAAAAAATATGTACAACAAAAATCAATTAAGATTTCCTGGATTAAAGATAATGACAAGTCAAATTGTATAAACGATATATTAAAAGATAAAAAAGATCCAGGTTGGGCAGCTGGTCCTATATCAGGCTATATTGCTTGTACTAGAGAACAACCTGATGAAGTCTATCTAATAGGCCACGATTTAAATAGTACAACTGGTAAAGTTAACAATATGTATAAAGGCACACAAAATTATGTATTACCAGAACACGCTCCAACACCTAGTGTGAATTGGGTACAACAATGGAAACAGACATTTTGGGATTTTAATGGTAAAAACAAGAATAAAAGAATACAGTTTTTTAAAGTTAACCCTAATTTAAGGGATATTAATGAAGTCAATGGTCCTGTGAGAGAATGGGACGGTACGGTAACCAACCTACAGTATATGGATATGAAACAGTTTTATAAGAACTTTAATCTCAAATGAACATTGACATTTTAGTAAAATTATGATATATTAGGAGAAATATGTTTGATAAAATAATATATAAAATTTGTGACAAGGTAGTTTCTATCTGTGAGTCAATCAAAGGTAGAATTAAGACAACACCACAAAAAGATTGGTTAAAAGGCTATCGTAAGTGGAAAAGTCGTATAAATAATAATGAAGGCGATTAAACAGCCTACACAAATACAACGAATACAAAGCAATAAGGAGAAAATATGGACTTTGAAACATTAAAAAGCTCGTCAAGCAATTTTGACAAGTTAACAAAAGCACTAGAGCAAAATCTTGCTCCAGAAGATCAATCAAATAAAAACAAATACCAAGACGACAGATTTTGGAAACCAGAGTTAGACAAAACTGGTAACGGTTATGCTGTTATTAGATTTCTACCTGCTGTAGAGGGCGAAGACTTACCTTGGCAACGAGTTTGGTCACACGCTTTCCAAGACAAAGGTGGCTGGTACATTGAGAACTCATTAACAACATTAGGTCAAAAAGATCCTGTTAGTGAAGAAAACACAAGATTATGGAATACAGGTGTTGATAGTGATAAAGAGATAGCAAGAAAAAGAAAAAGAAAACTATCTTATTATTCTAACATACTTGTTGTGTCAGACCCTAAACATCCAGAAAATGAAGGTAAAGTATTTTTATTCAAGTTTGGTAAAAAGATATTTGATAAGATTACTGAAGCGATGCAACCAGCATTTGATGATGAGAAACCAATTAACCCATTTGATTTTTGGAAAGGTGCGAACTTTAAACTAAAAATTAGAAAAGTTGATGGTTATTGGAACTATGACAAATCAGAATTTGAAGCTGTGACTCAAGTTGCTGATAGTGATGAAAAGATCAAAGAGTTGTGGAAGAAACAACACGCTCTAAAACCTTTCCTTGACCCTAGTAATTTTAAAACCTATGATGAACTTAAAGAGAAACTGAATAGGGTAATTACGGGTGATCGAAACGCAAGCACCGTTGAGAACGCAAGCCTCCCGCCTCAAACCAACGGTAAAGCGAAAAGCGATACAGTTAACTCTAAACCTGAGCTAAGTGATGATGATGACGATACGTTGTCATACTTTAGTAAATTAGCTGAGGAAGAGTAAAATCTCTCTCTAAAACTGAATGCTTTAAGGGGTGGCTAGAAATAGCCACCTCTTTTTTACTTTCCAGCGTATAAATATTGTTATGGCTAGTATATTAGACCCATTAGTAGATAAACAAGGTGGTATAAGAAAATCAGCGGCTTGGTACAGATCCAATGTACAATCACTTGCTGATAGAGTTACTGCTAATAAATTAATGAGTCAAGGTAAACTAATAGGTAGACCTAGTGCTGGTCGTTTGAATATGTTTTTTTATGACCCTAAGTTAAAAAAGAAACTACCATATTATGATACCTTTCCACTTGTATTGCCTTTACAATCAATACCTGGTGGATTTATGGGGTTAAACTTTCATTATTTACCTTACTTGTTAAGGTTTAGATTATTAGAAAGATTACAAAAATTTGCTGATGGTGGTATGAAATCTACCACAAAATTTGAAGCAACTTATGATGATGTAAAAGGAATTAATTTAATTAAACCAACAATTAAAAAGTATTTGTATAGTCACGTGAGATCACAGTTTTTAAGAATAGATTTTGATGAAGCAGCGTTGGCTGTTTATTTACCTGTACAACAATTTAGAAAAGCAGGAACAAGTAGAGTGTGGTCAGATAGTAAGAGGATGATTTAATGGACTTTTTATATAAAATTATAGAACACATATCAAGCAAACTAAATGTTTGGGCTTGGAATAAAAGATGGTGTAGTAGAGAAAAAGGCACAGGCTATAAAAGAAAGAAAAAATAGATGGCAATTTTAAGAGGCGGTAGAAGAATAGGAAACTTTGATATTAGACTTGGTTTACCAAGAGATAAGTCTTTAGATAATGTTGAAAGTGATCCTAGAATTGGTAGAGAATCAGGTCCATCTGGTGCAAGAATAGTAAATACGGCAGAAGCTAGAATTGCTCAAGCGGCTAAAGGTGCTAAATCAGCAAGAAT